GAAACACAAACGATGCAAATTGCTTTCGTTTCGGGTGTAAATGAAGATAAAATCTTAGAAGGTCGTTATACAGAAGAAGAAGAGGCTCGTGTAGATAAAGCAATTGAACTTATTGAGCAAGCTCCTCTTTGGATTGAGCATATTCCAGACTTCTCTGTTCAAGAAATCGAAACTATCGTTCGCCGTAACGTGCGTGAACGTGACGTAACTTATGTATTCTTCGATTACATTCATACTTCAATGAAGTTCTTAGCAGAAATTACTTCAATGACTAACGGTATGAAGTTACGTGAGGACCAAATCCTGTTCATGTTATCTTCTAAACTAAAAGACTTAGCAAATGAGTTGGACGTATTCATTGAATCAGCAACACAAATTAGTGGTGGAAACAATCGCCATAACACATTTTTTCCAACCGACCTGTTGGGGTTATGCCTAGTAGCATAGCTAACGGGGAAGCCTAAGTATCCTGTCGAGAGACACGTATATGGTAATCCCGTGGGAAGCTCTTTTATATCCAATGTAAAGGAGGTATTTGTATAGAAGATGGGATATATTTATAAGATAACAAATACCATCAACAATAAAATTTACATTGGACAAACAAAAAACTACAAAAAACGTTTTTGGGAACATAAGAACTCTTTTCAAAAAGAAAAGAGGAAAGACTTTTATAGCAAAAAAAATAGAGCTTTTCGTAAATATGGAATAGATAATTTTAAGTTTGAGGTTATTGAAGAGGTTGATGATTCCTTACTAGACTCTAGAGAAGAATATTGGATTACTTATTACGATTCTTTCGAGTCTGGTTATAATTCAACTCCAGGGGCTTGCTCCCCTCCCTCTTTAATAAGAGAAAAACATCCTATGGCTAAACTCTCAGAAGAAGATGTAGAACATATTGTTCACTTACTACAAAAAACATCTTTAACCTTTTCCCAAATTGGAAAAATTTTCGGAGTCAGTAAAGGAACTGTTAATCTTATCTCTCTTGGTCAGAATTGGCATTCTCCTAACTTAGATTATCCGCTAAGGAAAGATGCTCTTTCTCGAAAAGGAAGCTCAAATGGAAATTCTAAACTAACAGAAGAGATAGTTCTTCAGATTAGGGAAGAATATAAAACTAAATCAGTTTCCTTTTTAGAAGAAAAGTATTGCCACTTAGCTTCTAAATCAGCAATTCGAAAAGTTTTAACTGGAGAAACTTATAGTCATCTTCCTGTTTACAAAAAGAAACAAAAACGTTGGATATAAAAGAGAACCTGTATCGACTATCCCATGGGTTGAAATGCCTGGGAGTAGGGACACTATTGGTAGGTGTCGTGGTTTTAGGGAACGAATCCACTGAGAACCGAAATGGATGTGCTTCCACTAAGTGGAAGTAAGAGATAGTCAGTGCCATTAGAAATAATGGAATAACATGAATTGGCAAGAAGCAGAAGAAGTTAACCAAAACTTGCTCCGCGGCTCTAAAGCTATCGCAGATAGAATTGACGCTGGTTTAATTGCAATGAAAACTCGACTTATTGATGACCCTATCCTAGACGCATTTGAACAAAGTGGTTATCCACGTCCAAACTATGTTATGTTCTTCTACAAAATGCGCCGAGGTAAATATGCAGGCACTAAATTATGGTGTAATGCAGATTTAGGAACTTGTCGAGTTAAAGGTTTGTTCTTAACAGACGCTTCAAATAACTTGATTCCAATGGAAGGCACAGATATTCGTGTTGTTTCCTCAAGCAAGAAAGGTGCTGCACCTAAGATTGTAGGTAATCGTAAGCAACGCCAAGAGAAAAAAGAAGAAAGTGCATTTTAGGAGGTAAATTATGAAGGTTTATCAACATTATAAAGGTGGGGTTTACGCCCTAATTGGAGAAGCTATTCAAACAGAAACAAATGAGCCTTTGATTATTTATCAAAATATTGAAGGACAACTATTTGCACGACCATCAGAAATGTTTTTCGGTTTTGTTCAAGATGGAGATACAATGCGTAAGCGTTTTGAACAAGTATTTGACGACAAAACACAACGATTCTTTAAAGACCCCCTTTTATAGGAGGTCTTTATTTTTTTTGTTAAAAGTGTTATAATATATATATATATAAAGTAATAATAATAAATAATAAAGGAGATAGAACTATATGAAAATTTTATTAGATTTCGCTAAAAAACACAATATCGCAGAGGAAGTTGTTGAAAACTTTATCCAAGAGGAAAAGAAGAATATTAAGACTTTGGCACAATTGCTTACAGCTCCACAGGAATTTCTTGTTTACGCTGAATGGGTATGTGGTTTCGGTAGAAGTCCTTTAACTCCGTTCGTTATCCAGAATTTCTATTACAATAATCATTACGTTGGTTATGTTACTCCAGCAGCTATTGTGCATAAGATTCAAGAGAACCTTGGGGAAAAGGGAATGGATAAAGATATTTTAAACCTTACACAAGAAGAGCTGTTAGATTTATACAAAACGACTTCTTGTAAAGAATACGATATTGCTTCCGCCCTTATTAAGGACCGTGTTGGCTTAATTACTTTATCGGGTTTAGACGATTAGACAGTAGGGGGTAGGAGAATGTTTGATAAAAAGGAAGTTAAAGAAAGTTTATCGGTTGATGATGTAGCTGACATTCTTTCTGGCTTTGGGGCTCACTGTCAAGTAGTCTCAGATGGTGAGCTATTAATTGAAACTATTTGTCACCACGAACCAGGTGAAGGCAGTCATAAGTTACATTATTACGATAATACAAAGTTATTTAATTGCTACACTTCTTGTGGTTCTTTTGATATTTTCGATTTAGTTATGAATCTTTTCTTGAGAAAAGGTAAAGATATGGACTTAGATGATGCAATTCGTTATATTGTTGATAGTCAAGGTTTCTTACAATTCACAAGCGAAGAATCAATTATCGAAACAAGAGCTAGTGTAAGGAAAGAATACGTTAAACCCAATATTCAAGAGTATCAATCAAAACTATTTGAACAGTTGAGATTGAAACCAGACCCAGGTTGGGTTAAAGAAGGTATCTCAGAGGAAACTCAACGTAAATATGAGGTAAAGAGAAGTTCTATTTCAGAAGCTATCATCTTTCCTCATTATGACGAAAATCATCGTTTAGTTGGAATTAGACAAAGGAATCTTCTTCCTCAAGCAATTGAAGCATATGGTAAATATCGTCCAGCAACCTTAGCTGGTGAAATGTATACTTCTCCCTTATCTTTCTATCTGTTCGGCTTAGATAAGAATAAAGCAGCTATCCAACGCAATAAGAAAGCTATCGTTTTTGAATCAGAGAAATCTGTAATGAAACTAGATAGTTCTATTAACCCTTTCTATAACAATTCAGTGGCTTCATTTGGTATGAATTTTTCTTATTACCAGTTTAGATTACTGAAAGATTTGGGCGTTGAGGAAATTATTATTGCCTTTGATAGACAGTTTGAATATGCAAGTGGTAAAGACCCAGAGTATGTGAGGTATGCAAAGAAGTTAATGTCTATCGCTGAAAGATATGGTGATGAAGGTGTTACGATTTCCTTCATGGTAGACAATGAAGGGAAATTAGATTATAAAGATTCTCCTATTGATAAGGGAATTTTAGTTTTTAATGAGTTGTTAGAAAATAGATTTACACTTAGAGAGGAAGAAAAGAATGAAGTATAGATTAATTGGACAAGACGAAGCTAGTTTAGCGAATATTTTTAGAAACAGGGGACTTAAGTCCACTGATATTTTAGGTGTTACAGAAAAGGCTTTACACAATCCTTTCTTGATGAAGAATATGGAGAAAGCTGTAGATAAAGTTAAAGAACATCTAGACAAAGAATCCTTAATTGTGATTCAGCAAGACCCCGATGCAGATGGTTATACATCTACAGCTCTTTTCTATCAATACATTAAAAGAGTAGCTCCAGACGCTTCCTTAGTTGTTTTGATTCATGAAGGAAAAGCTCATGGTATCGACTTAAAGAGTGTTGTGAACTTAATCGAAGATGAAACTGTCATGGCGAATTACAATAGTGTTTTAGTTGTTTCTCCCGATGCTTCATCTAATGAGCATGATGTCCATAAGAAACTATTTGATTTAGGCATTGATGTAGTTATCTTAGACCACCATGAAGCTGAATCTTATTCTCCTTATGCTGTTATGGTAAACCCTAGCTTAGATGACTATCCTAACAAAAATATTTCTGGTGTTGGCGTAACACAAAAGTTTGCAAAAGGCTTTGACATTAAATATGGATATGATTACGCAGAAGATTACTATGATTTAGTTGCAGTTGGAATGATTGCCGATATGATTGAAATCACTACACCAGAAACAATCTTTATGGTTCAAAAGGGAATGAGCAACGTAAATAACGAGTTTCTTAAAGCCCTTTATCAAAAGCAAGCATACTCAATGAAAGGAGCCGTAACTCCAACAGGTATCAGCTTCTATATTTCTCCAATGATTAATGCTGTTACTCGAACAGCTACACTGGAGGAAAAGTTAATGGTTTGTAAAGCTTTATGTAATCAAACTAAGGTTGAAGTTCCTTCTACCAAGAGAGGGAAAAAAGAAGGTGATACTGAGGATATGCACGAGCAAACTGTGCGTATTATGGCGAACATTAAATCTCGTCAAGGTCGAGAAGTGGATAAAGCAATTAATATTGTTGAGAATATTATCGAAGAGCAAGAATTAGATAAGAACCAATTAATTGTAATTGACGCTCAACACCAGTTCAGTAAAGATTTTAATGGTTTAATTGCCAATAAGATTATGGCAGAAAAACAGAAACCAGTCCTATTAGGTAACTCTACTAATGGCATTTTAGGTGGTTCTGGTCGAACTTACGATAAATCGGACCTTCCAGACTTACGTGGTTTCTTAAACGAATCTGGAATCGTAAACTTTGCAGAAGGACATGCTGCGGCACATGGTTTTGGCGTTAATGTGGATAGAGTTCCAGAGCTTGTTAATTATGCTAACGAGAAATTGGCTGGATTAGATTTCACACCTAACTACCGAGTAGACTTTACAATGCAATATAGTAAAATCGACCTAGCCTTCCTAGAACAACTTACACAATTATCTCCCTATTGGGCTAGAGGTATTGAAGAACCGTTCTTCTTAATTAAAGATGTTCCTGTTTCTCGTAAAGAAGTTGAAATTAGCGGTGATTTTGATTCTAACACACTTAAAATCACTAAGGCTGGCTTTACTGCCATGAAGTTCCGTCTTCCAGACGACAAGGTTCAAGCCTTTGTTGACAATGAACAAGTCGTAATGGACTTAATTGGTAGAGTTTCCATTAATGAATACCGAGGCAAAAAATCTTTAACAATCTTCATGGAAGATTTTGAAGTCAAACGAACTCAAACATTTTATTTCTAAGAAGGAGGACACTTTGTGTCCTCTTTTTTTCGTATTACAACGCAAAACGGCTCTATTTGATGATACGCATCACAAATTTTTGGTTTGAAAATATGAAAAAACGCAAACAGAAAAAATTTTTCCTAAAGGGTAGGGGGGTAGTTTTTACATAGGGGTCTTTTTAACCAAAAAATCAAGGGAAAAAGACCTATTTTAATCGACTTTTTTGATTAAAAATGATATAATATATATATAAGTTAATGAAATGAGGTTTTAATTTGACATTAAATTCACAACAACAAGAAGGCTTAGATATTGCGGTGAAAAGATTTACAGATGGTGAACCTTACACAGTAATTGCT